TGGATCGCAGGAGCGGCTAATGGAATACGACTTGCGGGTGGCACTTTTAATGCAACCAACGCTGCTGGAACTGTTGCAACTGATGCTGTATCCCTTGGCTATTCAAACGGAAGATGGAAAGACCTATACCTATCTGGCGGCGTATACCTCGGTGGCACTGGTGCTGCTAATAAGTTGGATGATTATGAAGAGGGTACTTGGACGCCTGTGTTTGGTACAACAGGCACTTTATTTACTAGCTCTGGCGACAATAGTGATGGGTCTTACGTTAAAATTGGTCGAAAGGTAACTGTTAGGTTATCGGCAAATTTGAGTGGTGCGGTCAGTGGTGGCACTGGGGATGTAAATATTGGTGGACTGCCTTTTACTCCGTCGGGGTCGCCTAAAGGGGCATCTTATGGTGCTGTATCTTGGGGGCGGGTGACTTTGTCCTCTACGCTTGGTTGGGTTTCTAGAACGGTCTCGGCAAGTACGAGCATTAGCTTCTTAGATGCAAGGTCAGGAGCTAATTCGGTTTTTTTGGCCGCTTCACAGGTTAATGGCAATACATCTCCTTACTTTAGTACAACCCTAACATACGAAACAGATTCATAAACAAAATCACGCCTAGTGGACGCTAGGCAACATAACCAAAGGAAGTAAACACAATGGCTTTAATCAAAGTAACACAGTTAGACAAGACAGAAATCGTAGGCGAGTTTAAGCACGTACAGTGCCGTCACGCTACATGGGTAGAAGACGATGGTGTAATGGTAGGTGGTAAAGAATACTCACGCCACGTAATCAGCCCTAACTCTGATGTATCAGGTGAACCAGCTGAGACCCAAGCTATCGTAGCAGCGGTACATACTCAGGCAATCAAAGACGCTTACGCAGCACACTTGCTAGCACAGGAAGAAATCTAATGATCACTAACACTTGGAAGATTAACAACTTAGAGCGCGACCTTTCAGACGACTACGTGACAGTAGTTCACTATGGCGTAGATGCTACAGACGGCACTCACTCACAAGGTGCTTACGGTACTGTTAGCTTTGACAAAGAAACTAGCCCATCAAGCTCCAGCTTTGGCACGTTAGACGAAGCCACAGTATTAGGTTGGGTAAAGTCTAAAGTAGATCCAGCTAAAGTAGAAGAAGCTCTAGCAGCTAAGATTGATTTACTAGCTAACCCTGTTGCTGCTGTCGGTATGCCTTGGGCTGTTGCTGAAGCTGAATAAACCGTAATAATGCGCGGTTATCTACTAGCCGCGTTCCTGTAAAGAACAAAGGAACGACATGGATGCTGACTTGCGGTTTGATAGATTAGAGGCTAAGTTGGATAAGCTAGCAGACGCTATGGTAAAGCTTGTTGCAATAGATACCAAGATAGATGGCCTGCTTACGCACAATAACACTCAAGACAGTCGCCTCAATAAGCATAGTGAGGAGATAGATGAGCACGCTATCAAGCTTGCCGTTATAGGTAAGTCTAGTGGCGCTAATGAGTGGTTCATACGATTGTTAATTGCCGCCCTAGTATCAGGCGCGGCTTTTATGTTAAGAGGTTAGAATGGCGCTTATTGCACTAGATTTACCCGCTGGTGTGTACCGTAATGGTACAGATTGGCAGACGAAAGGCAGGTGGAGAGATTCCAACCTAGTACGCTGGCATGATAATACGCTTAGACCTATTGGTGGCTGGCGTACCCGTAGTGACACTGCTAGTGCAGCCAAAGTTCGTGGCTTACATGCTTGGATCGACAACAGTTCAGACCGCTGGATTGGTGCAGGCAGCTACGACAAACTCTATATTTATAACTCTGCTGGCACTCAGTATGACGTTACTCCTGTTGGCTTAGTTGCTGGCAATGAGGACGCACTAAACCCTGTTGGCTACGGTAACTCATTCTATAGCTTTGAAGCTTACGGTATCGCACGACAGGAAGCATCCACCATTACTCCAGCTACCACATGGTCTATGGACTCGTGGGGTCAGAACATGGTTGCTTGCTCCAGCTCAGACGGTAAGATCTATGAGTGGTCACTAGCTACCGCTACTCCTGCTGCTGCTGTAGCTAACGCACCTACTGGGTGTAGATCTATTCTAGTGACAGAAGAGCGCTTCCTGATGGCTCTTGGTGCTGGTGGTAATCCACGTAAGGTGCAATGGTCAGACCGTGAAGATAATACAACTTGGACACCGCTAGCAACTAACGAAGCTGGTGATTTAGAGCTACAGACAGATGGCAGGATTCAATGTGGTGTCAAGGTTCAGAACCAGTCACTTATTATCACTGATACTGATGCTCATGTTGCTACCTACAGTGGCCCACCTTATGTATATGGTATTGAGCGGGTTGGTACGTCATGCGGTATTGTCTCAGCTAATGCGAAGGCAGTGGTTGATATTGGTGCTGTATGGATGGGTCGTAGAGCTTTCTACGCTTATTCTGGTGGTACTGTATCCGAGGTAGATTGCGAAGTAGCAGACTATGTATTCTCAGACATTAACCTAAGCCAGATCAGTAAGGCTTGTGCTGTATCTAATGCTAACTATGGTGAGATTTGGTGGTTCTATCCATCATCATCATCTAACGAGAACGACCGTTACGTGGTGTATAAGTACAGTGAAGGCACATGGGCTATTGGCTCTATCGCTAGAACTGCTGGCGTTGATGCTGGTGTATACCGCCAACCTATTATGGCTTCTGCTACAGACAAGAAATTGTATGAGCATGAGATTGGCTTTAACTACGATGGTGTAGAACCTTTTGCAGAGTCAGGGCCAATATCTATTGGTGATGGTGAGCGAGTTATGTCCGTCACTGAAATGATACCTGATGAAAAATCCCAAGGCGAAGTTGATGCTACTTTTAAGGCTCGATTCTATCCCAATGATGTGGAAAGAACGTATGGCCCTTATAGTATGTCTAACCCCACTAGCTTACGCATCACTGGCAGGCAGATTCGACTACGTGTTGAAGGCGCTACTGCTACTGATTGGCGTGTTGGCATTAATAGATTGGAAGTTAAGGCAGGGGGCAAACGTTGAGCCTCCTCGACCAACCACCAAAGCTGATTAATGGTAATTGGCAGCAATGGTCACAGCGTCTATCTACTTGGCTAGCACAGACGCGTAGCGCACTACGTCACAAGCTAACAGGTGAGTCAGCAGCCGAAGATGGTGTATTGCTGTGGGATCCTGTGCGCACTGACCCTGTTATATCTGTTAACGGGGAGTATGTTCATATTGTTTTAGAGGGTGGATACGGTTCATTCACCAACACTACAGACCATAATTTAGCAGCTATAAATACAGCAACAGCGGTTGATTTTGATACAATAAACCTATCTGATGATATATCACTAAACGCAGGTGGTGATAGAGTTATATTTAGTCATGCTGGAGTGTATTCCATATCATTTTCTACCCAGATTACATCTGGTAGTGGCAGCCTAAAAACGGTATGGTTTTGGCCTAGAGTGAATGGTGTTGATGTGGCTGGATCTACAATTAAGGTATCCATTAAAGATAACTCAACTACTACGGTCATGAGCAGAACAGCAGTATTTACACTAAGCGACAATGACTATTTACAAGTAATGTGGGCAGCGGATAGCACAAACGTACAATTAGAAGCAGCACCAGCCACAGCATTTGCTCCATCAACGCCTAGCGCAATACTTACAGCATCTAGGATACGACAACTATGAGCGAGTTAGAACGCTGTAGAGGTTGGATTGAATCGGCTTTAGAATATGGCGGTGGTACTCATTACTACGAGGATATAGTGGAATCTATAGTATCTGGTAAGATGCAATTATGGCCTGCTAAAGACTCATGTTTAGTGACAGAAATTACAGTGTTTCCACGAAAGAAGGTACTTCATGTATTCCTTGGCGGTGGTGATTTAGATGAAATTATAAGTATGCACGAATCAGTGGTACAATGGGCCATAGATCAAGGCTGTGAAAGTTTAACCATGACAGGTCGCAAAGGCTGGGTTAAGGCATTAAAGGCCGATGGTTGGAAGTCTCAGCTAGTGTTATTAGAGAAGAGGTTTTAGGTATGTCAAAAGGCGGTTCAACTACAAGTAATACAGAGATTCCAGCTTGGTTGGAAAACGCTGGCATTGAGAATATCAACAAGGCTCGTGATGTGTCGCAGATTGGTTATGTACCATACTACGGCCCAGATGTTGCTGCCTTCTCTCCTATGCAACAGCAGTCTATGCAATCTACTGGTAACGCGGCCAGTGCCTTTGGTTTAGCTCCACAAGGGTTTGACGCTATGGCAGGAATGCCAGAAGCGCAGACATTTGCTGGCGGTGTCCAAGGTTACTCAAGCGCACCATTATATGAGCAAGCATTAGAGCAGTTGCAGGCTAATCGACCAGCACAGTATCAGGCAATGACTAACATGTTCATTGACCCATTCACAGGCGCACCAGCAGCAGGCAACTACACAGCTACACCTACGCAAGCTAATCAAATGACTAGTCGAGCGCCTCAAGCTCAACC